GCTTCTTTCGCGTTAATAAGTAAAAATTTAAAGTTTTCCCAAAATTCTTGTTTGTGACCAATAGATTCTGTCATTATATGCGCTAATTCATGAAGAGCTACAAACATTAATGTATTGAGGTCAATCAATTTATTTCCATCTTTCGTTGTATTCAAACAAAACGCAATTTTTTCACCCTTGTTTTCACTATAAGCAGTTAATTCACTAGTTGGTAGTGTTTCACTAATTTTTTTTGGATTAAATCCTTTACATAAACGTATTACACATGGATCGTCAGGATATTTTTCTTTCATATATTGTACCATTAATTTACACTTTTCACTTACGCTTGCTAATAGATTTGCTGCTAGTTCTAATTTTTCACGTTCTCTTACACAATAACGATTACCGTCTTTAGATGCTATTATACACTTAAGATTGTAAGCGTCAGAGTCATAATAAATCCGTAAACATATTATTAATATAAATGCTAAAAATATGTAAAAAAACCAACTATGTTTACTCATATATATTTAATTATAAAATTATTTAGAATAATAAGTATCTTTTATATCATATGAAACTATGTTTTACAAATTATTTTTACTATCAATGTGTCTAATAAATATAATGCTTATTAATGGTTTCTCAATAGTAAATAATCTTATGTTAGATCGTTTACCTTTTGTAATGCGAAAAAATATAATAACAAAAACAAAATCAAACACTTCAATTGGAGTTATGAATTTACAAAAAGTAGATAACTATATTACTTTTGATAATAAAATATTTAATAAATGGAAAGCATATACAAAATTATTAAGAATACAAAATTGTATGCCTACATTATTATTAAATTTTTTGAGTGGATGGATTACAATTCCTTCCTACAAATTATTTTTAAATAGATATTTTTGGGTATTTTCCTTAATTACTCAATTAACTATGATGAATTCAATGGTAGTGAACGATTTGTTTGATTTAAAAATTGATTTAATAAATAATAAAAATAGGCCATTAGTTACGAAAGAAATAACCATTAAAGAAGCAAAATGTTTTTACATTTCTACAAATATAGTCATTGCTATGTTAAGTTTATTATTTTTTAAGGAAAAAAATTTTTATCTAAATATATTCATGTTAAATATAATTTTATTTTTATATACTCCCTATTTGAAAAAAATTATAATAGTTAAAAACATTACATGCGCATTTACTGTAGCTTCTACTATATTATTAACATCTAAAAGCATATTACTAAATAAACCATTGTATATTTTAAATAATATTTCGTCAAATCAATTGATCAATTTCACAAGTAGATTTTTATTTTTATCTTCGCTTTACATTGAATTATTATTGGATATTAAAGATTTGAAAGGTGATAAAGAAAATAATGTTATTACCGTTCCAAATTATTTTGGTGTACATAAAACGTTGGATTTTTTAATCGTTTTTTTTATGGGTAATTTGATATATTATACTACTATATTTTGTAAGCAAAATAACTACAAATTATTCTTCGGATTTATATTCTCTAATGCGCATTTTTTGCGTAATTTAATCAGTTTACGTTGTAAATCATATTCAGAAAAAGATATATTGAATTCAGTAAATGATACTACAATTTCTTTGATTATTTTCATATTATTTATTTTACAAAAATAAAAAACATGTAAACAAAAACATCGAAATTTACGAGAAAGTATAACACACTTAATTTCATAGAATTATTTATTCCAGTATCTATATTTTTAACTAATCATTTAACCATTTATTTTGAAGAATATGTAATGTAATATTTGGATGTTTTCTTTCTTCATAATATGTTCCATTAAAACTGCAAAGGTCATTACTCGTTCTACAAGTATAAGCATATTTGTATTCTATTATTCCAGATAAAATATCCATTGTTCCAAATTTTCTACATTTTCCTAAGTCATAGAAATTCTCATCATGTTTATATGGTTTGAAATATACGCAATTTTTACATATTGGAACTTTTGAATTTGTAATAAATTGTTTTTTTTCCATAGAAAACAATCTTGTAAACATAAATAATAATAATACAAAAATCATTTTTCTATATTATTATCCAAAAAAATATTTATATAGTTTAATTCATTATCATTTTTTGTTCGTGTAATTTATATAATTACACTATATAATGTTTTTCAATTATTTAACAATTGGTTATGATTGTTCGCCCGCAACAGCATTAAGAAATTTAAATTTACGTGAATTCGCCCTTCCATTCGATTGGATTGTTTCTAAAATAAGCAGTTTAGACAATTGTTTTAAAACAAATTTTGAAAATTTTCATAAAAAATTATATCTAAAATCGAATAAAAAAAGATTGATCGATTATTATGGTTTTGAATTTCCACATGATTATCCATTAAGTCATACAAGTGACGCTAACAAGGACACTCATGATGACGTTGAAAATAATGCTGGTGAAGGTGTATTTGCTGAAGAAGATGGCAACACTATTAGCGATGAATGGTTTAAGTATTACAATGATGTGTTAGATAAATATAATAGAAGAATTGAAAGATTTAAAAATATTATCAATGACACCAAGCCAATTATTGTCTTATGTAGATATAATACAAGAGATGTATTACAATTACAACAATTATTTGTCAAATATTATAAGCTAGAAAATATTTACTTTGTCAATTCTTCCAATAAAGTATTTGAAAATGATAAAATAAAAAATATTTATACAGAAGCAAACGGTGTATGGAATGATGTAAATATATGGAAACGAGGAATTGATGATATTATTACAAAAATAAATATGATCAAACCTAATTTGTTGATAATAAACCAGATAGAAGTATTATCAAAAACATGAAAAAATAATGATTACTATCAACATTCTTCATTATATAAAATATTGATATATTATTCATTTGTTATTCAGGGTAATACTACCTAAACTACCAACTTTTTTACATGCTGGATTTGGACAAATACAATAACTTCTATCTGCTGTACATTTTGTTTCACATTCGTCATGTAATTTTATTTTACAAAGTACACAAATTACATAATTATTTACAGTTATTTTTTGTTTACAATAATAACACGATTTTCCAAAAAATGTACAAAGATACATATTATGCGATGATATGAAACTTCCCATGATTTAATTATAAATGAATTATTCATATATGATTAAAATATTTTTTTGAATCATTTTTTTTTGAATGAAGTTTTCGCATTTGTTTTACATCATCATTTCAAAGACTGATTTTATTATTTTACAGTTGTATTTATATTGTAACAAAACATCATTAACTGTTTATACTAAGCCTAAAAATGTTCGCCCTATCTTACTTGTAGCAAATATACCACATCCTGAAGCAATTTGTAAATAAAATATATTAGTCTTTTTGGTACAACATACTAGATAGAGTGATAAAATGACAAAAAGTAAAGAAAAAAACCAAAATAATTGAGTAAATTTATCCATTATATAATTACTATAAGATTATAAAAATAATGGATAAATAATAAAATCGGTCTTTGAAATGCAAACAAATGATTCAAAAAAAATGATTTCAATATTTTTATGTTATTATTTATTGCGGTCCAGAACCTAATTCAAGTGGAGGTCTCATGTAATCAGGCTCAATTGTACTTAAATTCCATGGTCCTACATATAATTGTGGGTTAGGTGGTTCAGAACGGATTTGTAAATTAGCATTTCTTAAAGTTTGACCAACACTGTCAATACCAATATGGTATCCAGCTTTTAACAAATTAACATTGGCTAATTCGCCTTTACCAGAAGGATTCAATTTAGCCCATTCACCTTTTGTATCTTTTGGTAAGAGTTCTGCTGGATTTTGAATGTTTGGTTGAGAACATGAAGCAGGAATGCCAGGCATACTAGTTTGTACACCATTCGCGGAAGCAAATACTTCATTTTGTCCTTGTGGATTAGCAGGAACAACTCCACTATTATTCATCTGTGAATGTTTATATTGTTGAGGCATTACAACGTTTGATTCATAACCAATCATTCCCTTAGATGATATATATTTTACAAATAAACTAACACCATAGGCTACAATTAATAAAACAACAATAGCACCAATACCATATTCGTTCCATAGCTTTTTTATAGATACGCTCATTATATAAAATTAATGATAAAATAATTTTTTAATTACACATTTAATTAAAAATTATTCGTTAATTTATTCTAAACATTACAAAAATCCTAAACTTTATAAACTTTCTAATTCACTCTCAGAAACTTCGTCAATTTCATCGTCTATGTCACTTTCGCCATCGCTATTATCAATTTTATCAAGTAAATAGGTTTTCTTAATATTTTTTGCTTCTAAATAAGCAATAAGAGCTGCTTTCTTTGCTATTTTTGCTTTATTTCTTGCTTCTTTGTACAATTCATAATAAACTTGATTTGGTTTTTTTAAAGTAAAAGTTTCTAAATTATTTTCTAAATTAACATCAAGTTCGATTTCTTTAAGTATATCTTTATTTGTTTCATAATCGTCCAATTTTTTCTCATTTAAATCTTCTATTTGAATATCTACGTCATCTTCATTGTTAGTATTTATATTATCTTCATGATTAACATTATGATTATCATCACTATTGTCATCAATATCAATATTACATTTATCATCATTATTATCAGCTTGTTTATTATTTTGATCGCAAGTATAAATGTCAACATGATTATCGCATATTAGGTTATGATTATTTCCTAAATTATTATTTTCGCACGTATTTTCATATTTATTATCTTCATTAATAGTATATTGCTTTCCATTGCTGCTATTATTTTCTAAATTATCATTCAATACAATGTCAATAATATTATCATTATGATTTGTTTTATTTAAACTACTATTATCATGTTCAATATTACCATTTCGCTTTATTGTTTTGATCAAACAATTAGTAAATAATGGTTCATTATCTAATACCATTGTTTGTTTTAATTCAATTTCAATTTGAAAATTTCTACTTGTGAATTTTATACCCTGGATTTCAAGAATAGAAATTAAATTGGTTTCACTGTTTATATCATTTATTGATAATGGGAACTCATTTTCATTATATATTTTAATAGCAGGTTCATTATTCGCATTTATTTTAACGTTAGTTCTTAATAAATAATATTTTCCAGACTTGTAAATACGTATTGCAGAGTTAAAAGCACTTTCAACATCACTTTTGTCTAAAGAGTTTTGAAACCAACTTTCACTTTTATCAAAAATTAACTTTTGACATGTTTCTTCTAAATTTTCAAACCATCGTATAAGTATTTCTGAATTATTATCAAACATTAGATCACAATAATATTTTTTACCAGACTTTATAAATCCTTGTCTGGTCAAACTTTTCGTCGTTTGAATATATAAAGGTGAACTGTTATATAATAACTTTGTAAAATAAGCACCTCCTTGAATTCCATTGGGATGCGCTAAAGATAATTTAGTAAAATCAAAACTATCATTTGGTTCAATAATATTATTCATTATTATGAAATTAATAGAAAAATTTAAAATAAATAACACGCAAAAAAAGCATTAAATTTATATTATTATTTATTATGAAGGATTCTTTAGTACAACAGTGTTTAGATATTTTAAAAAGAGAAGATATTAAAAATGAATTTAAAATGATGTTAAAACCTTTAATCGATTTTATATTATATGAAATATATCCTTATATTTATATAACTGTAACTTTAGTAGTAGTCATTTTTCTTATGATTTTAGCAATTTTATTATTATTAATTTATATTTTGCGTAATAAACATTTTTAATTTTTTTTTATTCTCTATAAATTATATAAAATGCCAAAAAGTTGTTATAGAAAAAAAAGAGGTGGTTCTGCTGATATTAATTTACCATATAGTAATGATAATCAAATGAAATATGGTGGATATAAGTATAAGGGTAATAAAGTAGGCGGAAATGCTAATTATTCTTCAGCATCGTCTTATGGCACATATGTAAACGGACCTAGCGTAGCCGATCAATTTAATCGCGTATTTTCACAGACTGGCCCTGACGCAGCGAATCCTAGTAATAACATTATTGGAGTCCAAGGTCAAAATATTCCAAAGGTTCTAAAGGGTGGTTCAAGACACCGAAAACCGAAACGCAATGTTAGTAAAAAAAATAAAAATGTTAAAAAGGGTGGTTATTTTGCGGAAGTATTTAACCAAGCGATTGTCCCTTTTGGACTTTTTGGTTTACAACACACTTTTGGTAGGAAGAAACATTCTAACAAACATAAAATGTCACGTAAAAAATATTAGATTCAATATTATATTATTTTATGTTACACTATATAACATAATAAGTAGATTTCAATTCATAAAATTATTATTTTTGTTATCGTGATTATCATCTGTATTAATAATTGTTGTATATTTTTCTAAAAATTTATTAATATTTTTAGCATATTTCATTTTAGGTTGTAAATTTTCACCATCATTAAATTGATCGTGTATTTTTTCGATATTGTTTATATCAAAATTTCTATTTATTCCAGTATCATCAGCAGGTAAATTGATTTTTCTTTTGGTAAATGATTCTTCTGATTGATTAATATAATGTGCTATGTATGCTGGAGATTCATAAAATTTTAATTTAATATCATTTTTGTAAAAATCTTCTTTAATTAATTTATTATTAATTCCATATATTTTATTATTATTTATCATATTATAATAATGTGGATTTGTAGCATTTAATACCATATTTGGTCTAACAAATGTTTTTACATGATTATTCAAATATAGTTCAGATTTTGTATAATTTTCTATTATTAATCCGGGTGGATCTTTTTTTAAATAATTTGAACCAAACATTAACCAATTAATTGATAAAGAATCAGCATAGTTAAAATTTGTTAATAAATGTTTAACACCTTTATATTTGTTATGTAATATTAAAAATTCATCAGCGTCTAGATAAATCATCCAATCCATGTTCATTTTTTTTGATATATTGTTAGCAATATTCATTAATTTTATTTTTATTGGGTTTTCCATATGAGATACGTTGATTATTTCTAAACGTTTATCAAAATTTGTAAAGATTTGTGATAATGGTTGTTTTGATTTATGATCAAAAATAATTATTTTATTAAACCCTAATAATAAATGATGAGCAACCCATTCTTTTATATGTTCTTCATCTCTCGCATTTGTAAATAAACAAACTTTTGAACATACTAAACTATTCTGTTTATTTACAAATCTCTCATTATTTAACGGATTTTTATCTAAATTAAAAATCATATTATTATATAATATAGTAAATTTAATAAAAATGAATTTTGAACAAAATATACAACAATGGATCCAATTGGATAACCAAATACAAATGTACAATGAAAAAATAAAAGAATTGCGAAATAAAAAAAACTTAGTTGAGTCTCATATAACGAGTTATGCTGCTAATAATAATATGCTAAATTCATCTATAAAATTTACAGATGGTAAATTAAAAATTGTAAATACTAAAATAATTCCACCGTTGTCATTCAAATATCTTGAAAAAAGTTTAGGCGAAATTATTAAAAATAAAGATCAAGTAAATCGAATTATTCTTCATATTCGAAATAATAGAGATATTCGTGTTATTCCAGAAATAAAGCGATTATCAAACAATTAATTAATATTTTGATAATTTATATGACGACTTCAAATTGTAATATAGATAATTATATTGGTTCAGATGAATTGATATATAATATTGATGATCCAAATGGTATTTATAGTGGTGGTTTTAATGTAAATTCTATTATGATGAAAAAAAAATTGTCTCCAATTATAACTTTCAATAATAGCAATAATGAAAAAATTGGTGGGATGCGCAATGTTTCGGATTTATTTGATAATCTTGTAATACCTAATTGGGCTCTTTCATACAATTATCAAAAAGGAGGGATGAACATTGTAGAAACAGATGATTTTGAAGATGATATTATTGAAGAAGATTTACATGATAAATTGTTGAACCTTGTAAAAGTTAGAGATGATGAATTAAGAGAGAAAAATAAAACAAAACATGAAATCAATGCTAAAAAATATACTAAAAAAACTAATAAACGCAAAATAAATAAAAAAAGTAAAAAACGATCAATTTATACTAGTTAAGCTTTGAACATGAACACCAATTGTTTCTATATGTCAAATAATATAAAAAATAAAAAGTGATATAATTATTATAATATCACTTTTTATGATAATTGCCATTCATGAAACCTTTACTCTCCCCATCTATTATAGTTGAATGGAGAAACAAGTATATCATTTAACTGATTTTTCCAATAATCGACCTTTTTTTGAAATTCAATATCCTGCATAGTTTTTGGATAAGGAGAAGCTATTTGCATCAACTCTTCTTCATCTTGCGTAATTTTAGGTTTATTACCATAACAATTGACCCCAAATTTAACATTTGGATTAGATATATAACCACCATTTATTCCAGGACGACCACAATCGTGTTCATGTCCTTTAATCTTTTGTAAATTATCAAATGTATTTTGTTGAGTTGGAAATAACGCCATTTGTTTCTCTGACCAACCATAATTACACCATTCCGCACCATTTTTATAAGATTCTTCTATTTGTTGATAAGTTGCTAATTCTGCGCCATATGCTTTACATAGCGCTTTAGCACTATCATAATTATAATAATTGCCAGGTATATTGAAAACTTGTTTTCTATATTGTATTTCTGGAACAATACTGGAAATTTGATTTTGATCTCTGTTTATAGCGTCATTTTGATCGACTAAAATATCGATTTCAGGTTTATTTGTAAATAAATTTTTTAAATAAGCTGTAATATTTATGCTAAAAAAGTATTGAAACGCATTAGCTAATAGCAAAAAAATCAAAATGAATATTACTAAACCTATAAAAATATTTTGTGAAATGTTACTATTACTATTATTACTATTATTACTATTGTTAATAAAACTTAAACTATCTTCATTGTTTCCTAAAGAAGAAAAAAATACAAAATAGGATGCTAAAACTAAAAATACAATAATAAACACAGTTGGATTAAGCACAATATTATTTATATAGTTATACATATTCACCGGATCCATAGTTGATGTTGTATTTACCTCCATATATAATATATATATATTACTGGATTTGTTTTTTTCTATAAAATAGAACATAGGCTTTTGGTGAAACAATAGATTCAATTGTTTTGATTTCAGAAACAAATGTATCATTAAAATGAAACCATTTACCATTAGCATTTTTCACATAACTTGTATAATGTCCACCATGAACCGAACCTGAATGATTACATACACCGTATAATTCATAAATATAGGATTTTTTATTATAGCCAATAACATAATTTGATAAATCTAAATTATCCATTGGAAACGAAATTAATATTTGATTTTTTTGATTTTTGGAATTAAATCTCTTAAAATCAATTACAAGGATATTAGGGAGAGACCAAAATAGTATACGTTTTTTAATATCTATTTTTGTATTAGTTCCTTCATCAAACCAAGCATTTTCTCCTGTTAATTCTTCACCTTCTATATATAAATTAAAACAATCTATTAGAGATGGTGATTTGTTATTTTTAGGAACGGGCAAATTAATAATAAAATAAGGTTCTGGCGTTTGTTTCATTTTTTTTCCAGTTTCTATTGATATTATCTCGGAAACATGAATTCCATAGAACATATTCCAAATTTCAGAATATTCTTTTGTATACATATTTTTTACCATATTGAAACAATTAATTGCTAATTCATCGGTTTCATTTTCAGAGACCCCTGTAATATTAATTTTGATTTCTCTCGATAAAGAATTATGAAAACACTCAATTAAAAATAATAAAAATTCAGAAACATCATTCTGTGAATAACCTGTGAAAATTTCGACATCTTTGATTTCAGCAACTTTCTGAATCATTTTAATGAACTTTGTTGGTGCTACAACACAATTATGTTCCCATAATAATTTTCTCAAATTATTCCACTCAATCAATAAAGCTGAATCACATTTATTCTTTATTTTTTTAGAATAATTATTTTCATTTTCTAGAAAATCATTTAGTTCATATGTGTGAGAAATTATTTGTATACAAGAATTGATAAAGCAAGTATTACCTAGATTTGCTAATCCACTCAAACCTTTATTAACATATTTTTCATTATTCATTATTTATTTTATTTTTAGATTATATGTTTGTATATATTTAAACACATTTTTTATTATTATTATAATTTATGTCGAATAACAATTTTAGTGATATTAATAATTCAGATATATTATTTATTAATATTTTGAATATGATGTACAATGATAATTTAAGAGTTATTCATAATTTAATAGATCAAAATAATGAAATCAGGCGTCAAATAACGAATCTTTTCAATGAGAGAAGAAATAATAATCGAAGTAATAGTAGCAACCAAAATACAAATCCAACAAATCGTAGTAATTATTCTAGAGTTAGGCAAAGAGCTAATAATAATAATAATAATAATAATAATAATAATAGAGTTATTATTAATGATATACCTTATTATATTGAAGAAATTCAATATATGTCGCCCATCAATAACATTCATTCTGAAAATCAAAGTCTAGGAACACGTAGAAGAATAAATAACAATCTTATTAGTGGAAACAATAGAATATTTGACAGAATGGTTGAAAGATTTTTTGAACCAATAAACATTCGACCTACACAATTACAAATCGAACAATCAACTATTAATACGAACTTTAGAGATATACCAAATCCAACAAATGAAAGTTGTCCAATTTCTTTGGAAAATTTCACAGATACATCACAAGTTACAATGATAATACCTTGTGGGCATATATTTAACAGTGAATCATTGACATCGTGGTTTAATACAAATACTAGATGTCCTGTATGCCGGTATGATATTAGAGATTATAACAATGACCAAAGCAATGACCAAAACAATGACCAAAACAATGATCAAAACAATGACCAAAACAATGACCAAAACAATGACCAAAACAATGACCAAAACAATGACCAAAACAATGAAGGATATAATGAATCGACAAGTGAACCACCTCCTGAAACTTCAAATAGAACAACGCCTCAACAAACAAATGAAAATACTGGTAGAAATTCAGCTAGACGTAATTTTTACACTTTTTCTGTTTCTTCAAATAACATAACTGATGACAATATAGTTGAAACATTTAATGATTTAGAAAATTACTTTATTGACAATTTTAGAGATTTATCTAATAATACAATTAATTTTAGATATGATAATAATTTCCAAGATTTATTTAGTTCTATCTTTTCAAATAGAAATAATTTTTAATGTTTTATTAAATTTTGAAATGGATATAAAGAGATGTATTTATATTAGCTTATAAAAATAATATGACTACTCTAAAAAGATACAATTTTAAATGGAATATAAATGAACTTCTTCAACTACAAAGAGAATATGAATTATTAAATATGACAATTCAAGAAATGGCCAAACAACATCAACGAAGTGAGAAAGCTATTTTATGTAGACTTCAACAAGAAGGATTTATCGAAAGTTGGGAACAAGCGAAAGGATTTACTGAATTTGTAAAAAAAAATCCTGAATTTAATGAAATGAAATTTATTAGTATTCAAAATGAGGTGGATGAAAGTGAAAGTGAAAGTGAAAGTGATAATTGTGATGAAGACAGTAGTACGTCAAACTCTGAATTAGAATATACTTCTACAAATGTTCACAATCCTGAATTAAATGTTCGATTAAATAATTTGGAAAAATCATTTTCCTATTTAAGTAACATGGTAAAACAACTTTTTGAGCAAAAAGTAACAACAAATGTGAAACCAAAATTACAAGCTTTACGTAAACAACAAGTAGATAGATCTTGTTAAATTTTATAACGCCATTTTACATATTCATATTTACACTTTTTCTCATTTTATATCACTGAAGTTTCATCCACTGTGCGGATTAAAAACTTCAACGGTGTCAAATGCTAAAATATAATAATAAAAAATTGATTTATTATTATAATAGAATTCTATATTCAAACAAATATCAAAAATGTACCAACCAGAACCTTTATACAAATTATTAGATTGGATAGATAAAAATAAAATTAATTGGACTTGGTTGTCAAAAAATTCAAATGCGATACATTTATTAGGTACAAATCCCGAGAAAATTAATTGGGAGTATTTATCAGAAAATCCAAATGCTATTTCTTTATTACAAGAAAATCCAAAAAAAATTAATTTGAGTAGATTAGCAAGAAATTCGAATGTTATTCCTTTTTTAGAAAGAGTAATACAAGAAAAATCAATAAACTTTGATAAAATTGATTGGCATGTATTATCAGGAAATCCAAATGCGATTCCTTTATTAGAAAAATATCCAGATAAAATTGATTGGCATGTATTATCAGGAAATCCAAATGCTATTCCTTTATTAGAAACACTAATACAAGAAAAATCAATAAACTTTGATAAAATTAATTGGGAGTTATTATCACAAAATCCAAATGCGATTCCTTTATTAGAAAAAAATCCAGATAAAATTGATTGGGATTATTTATCATTAAATCCAAATGCTATTTCTTTATTAGAAAAAAATCAAGATAAAATTAATTGGAATTGGTTATCAACAAATCCAAATGCTATTCCGTTATTAGAAAAAAAACCAGATAAAATCGATTGGAAATGGTTGTCTAAAAATCCAAATGCGATACATTTATTAGAAGCAAATCCAGATAAAATTTTTTGGAGTATGTTATCAGGAAATTCAAAAGCGATTCCTTTATTAGAGAAAAATCCAGATAAAATTAATTGGATTTGGTTATCATCAAATCCAAATGCTAGTCATTTATTAGAAAAAAATCCAGAAATAATTGATTGGAATTTGTTATCAGCAAACCCATCTATCTTTGAAATTGATTACAGAACAATGAAAAAACAAATGGTTGATATTTATTTGGAGGAATTAATGAAGGTTGTTTTCCATCCAAAACGTATTTCAGCATGGTTAGATGCTGGATTTGAAGATGTTTAGACCGGCGAATATGCGCATGGGACATTTGTCCCATTTCAAATATTCAAGGTGTAAATGAGAAAAGGTATAAAAGTGTTAAATCTTATTTGTACTTCAGTAATTAAAGCATTCACACAATTTACACCTTAATAAAGAATGATGTAATACTTTTATTACCTTGTTTTTCATTATTTGTTTCTCTCAAATAGGAATCAAATAAAAGCGTTTTAACTTCTTTATTTCTTAAATCGTCTATTTTTCCTTGAAGTTTTTCATAATCTTCCGGATTATTGTATTTCTTTTTTAATGTTTCAACTTCTTTTTTATATTTTGACAATTTGGTCAATTTTTTTCCTTGTATTTCCCATATTTTTTCTAAAACTAACGCAAATACTTGTTGAACTGGTTTCATAATTTGATTAGTTATATAAAATGAATAATCAATTTTCAGTTTGTTTTCTTTTACAAAATTAGGAGTTTCTATTTTATCACATTGAAGTGCTTTTTTATTATTGGTGTTTATATAAACAAATGGTATTCTGTCTCCTGAGCTAGGTTTATTACCAGGATCTCTAGCAGTTATTCTATCTGCTAATACTTTATGTGCAATTGTTTGTGGATTTTTGTAACCTGAACGCAATGATTTGCTGATAATTAATTTGTCTATTGGATATTTTTCATCCACAATATTTTGTAGTGAATTTCTTAAAAAATCTATTGCTAGATTAATATTTTGTTCTTTCATCAAAATGTCTATAATACCGCCATATATATCTTTTACAATTGGCGCATTGTCTCTACGTTTTAATACAATTCCCATCTCTTTTCGCTTACATTTATTTGGATCAGTTTCATAAAGCATTCCAACATATCTTTTTTTCGAAAGTAAACAAAAAGGCATAAATGTCTTTTCATATTCTAGATCATGTGGACCTTTTAGGAAACTAGATGCTAAATGACCGGCTTCCTGTGCTAATTCAATTGTTATTTCTAATGCTTCTTTTCCTCGAATTGGTTTACCTTCAGGCGTTTGTAAATTAAATGTAAAGAAGACGGAATCTGTATTATGAACTATCATACTGCCTATTCCAGCAGCAAAATGATGATTATCAGTTGTTAAATCATAAACGTAACCATTGTACTGTATTTCAAAAACATCTGTTATTGAGTCTGACTGATAAACATATTCAGAAATAATATTATTATTAATAATAGTCGAATTATTCATTTTTGTTTGTAGATGTTCATACGCTTTGTGTATTTGACTAATTTTATCTAAATTATTTTTTTTTAAATAATTTTCAATACATGTACGGATCATATCTTTATTTTCATTATTAAATATTTCAAAATGTAGAAGTTCCATACCAATTGTAACATTTTTTGGTGATATTTCTTTAGCATTTTTCAATAGCAGTGAATGATCATCGGTTACGTCTACAAGGCCGCTATTTGTAATTACTCTCTTCATTTTTTTATGAGGAGCTAATATATGTCGTATGACTCGATGTATTTTTGTCCAACCTTTTTCAGTCCAAGTTTCAACGTCAAACAAATTACAAAATTCTTTTTCTTCTTTTCCAGGTTCACGACATATTATCCATATACCATTACCGTACAATTCAGCTAATTTTTCAATGGGTATAATATTAATTTTATCATTTTTTTTAACATAAATAGGAGTATAATTGGCTACACTATCGCCATAAATATATTCTGCTTTTGTTAAAACGGGTCCATGATCTTTTGTATTGTAAATGGAGTCACCATAACATTCCTCAATTATTTTTTTCGCATAAGTTAATAATAAACGACCTGTTGCCGTAGTACATGCGGCTATATCTTTTTCATAAAAAGTACTGGTTTTAGCACCACATTGACCATACAATGAATTTGCGGTTACTTTGTATCCTAATTGTCGTTTATCAAGGACATTTTTCATAAAATCGTCTGTTTGTTGCGGTATTAATTTACGAGTTGATTTTCTAGCCATCAATAATTCTTCTAAAATGGAAGGCATAATTGCTTTTCCTTCTGGAAATTGCGCAAACCGACATATTTTATAACCAGATTTTACTTTTTCAGCAGCAGCCTTTGGCGTTTTACGAACATATTTAAAAGTATCATAATTTATATTAACATATTCATAACCAAGTAAATTATCATAAATAAATTCACCAGAACCATTTTTTTCACCTGTTTCACAAATAAGATTTCCAGCTAAATCATATTCTTTTGTCCAAACTTTACTGTCATGTGATAAATTTTCGCTAATCATAGAACTAGGATACAAAGAAGCATAATCTACGCATGCTACAGGATTGTCTAAATATAAATCACATTTAGGATCAAGTACAATTGCGCCCTCATAACCTTCGTCTATATTACCTTTTTCAATAACTGGAATAAGTGTTCGTTTTTCACGACATTTTTTAGCAACATAACTAGTCAATTTTATACCTTGACCGCGCATTACAAGGAAATTAATAGGAACACTACAAATTTTTGACATTTCAATAAAACCTGTCAATATATCGGCTTTATTAAACAAATAATGAACCAGATTACAATCTTGTATACAGTATTTTGCTATAATAGAACGATCTTCATCTGTACCATTTGTCATTCTGAAAATATCTTTTGGAGTGACATCGTCTTTTGCTAAACACCACCGTACTTTTTTCTTCATGTCTGGAGTTATAATTCCTTCTATTTTAAATGTTCCATTTTCTTTGTTTACTGTCGTAACTTTAAATTTCGATCCATTATCATAATAATCTACTGAATGTCCTATTTCTTCAAAATGAACATAAGTTCCTTCTAAAAGACCGATCATATTGGTCGTTTTGATTTCGGTTGTTGTACGTTCGAAATGTTCATAATTTTTAACATAATCGCCAATAAAATGACCTGCAACATAATCTAATTTATAAGAAGTTAGATTTTCTTCACGACGAAAGAAGTTATATAAATCAACTTGTAAACGCCCATTCATTTTAATAAATTTTAAATCATGTTGACCACTAGCAATTTGTATATTACTTTCTTCTATTTTAAATCTATTTGTATCCTTATCTTTTGTACCACATATTTCGCCAATATTGCGCGATAGTTTTAAAAATTGTTCGGTACAACCATTTTCTTCCGCTCGACGAAACATAAATTCATAATCAAAACCAAATATATTGTAACCAATAATAATATCAGGATTTTCCTTTTCAACTAATTTTTGCCAAGCAAGTAATACTTCACGCTCTGATTCATAGGATTCTATAATACTATTTTTCATTGGTAATTCACAACAAGTATCTAAGACAATACAATGGTTTTTATAAGGTTCTTGATCTCCGTAATTCATAAAAGTAGAACCAATAAATGTTACTTTATCGCCTTCTAATTTTGGAAAAACTGAATTTAGAGAAATATTCAGTTCATTTATTTTGTCAACACGATCAAAATGATTGTCACATAAAATATCGATAATGGTCGCTTTTTCATTATTATAAGATTTTAAATTATTTTTTTTATTATGCTTTTTATCATGATCGTAATGTGGGTCATCATCGTCATCTATTGCTATTTTTTCAAAAATAGATTCAATTGTAGTTATATTATCATAATCTTTTTTAATATGATTATTATTTCTAATAATTGTTTCTAACCATATTTCACATAATTGTTGAACAGCTTCTTTATTTTTTGGAATATTATTCTTTTTGGGATAAACGACGTCAATAGTTTCCATTTTTTCATATCCGAAAGCAGCCAAAATGATGCGTCTCAAAATGTTTTTGTATAAATCTCGTGTAATGTCCATTTTTAAATTCTCAAAATAATCAATAATATTGGTGGCTAATTTTTTATATGATTTTACAGGAATAGGAAAATCACCGTGACTACTACTTGCTTCTATATCAAAACTCATGATTTTATATGGAACGCGTGTTTCCATATCATTCAATGGTATAATATATTTAAAATGAATAATATATTCAAAATTACAACTTGTTTTTTTATTGTTAGTTTCTAATGTTTTGTTTTTTGGTAGTGCCACCCAACCAGAAGGACTAATATCACGAATATGAAAGAATCTTAAAAGTGGAGGAATATTTGCTTCGTATAGTTTTGTGTTTGTATTTTGAAAAACTAAACCTTGTTTCAATAAATAATGACCTTTATTATAATCACTATACCATAAATTTTTCGCTTTATTAAATGCCGCTATACTATTAAATTCAAATTTTATAAATTTATGCTCTTTTCCACCATCAAAACCATATAATTTTCGTCGTTTAATAATAATACAATCAGTGATTGATTTTTCATAATATTTACCAATTTTGTCTTTTATAAAATTTAAAAAGCATTCTTTTGTATAGATATTCCAATTATCATTTACCATTACGTAAAAGAATGGTTTGAAATCCTCCACTAAAATAGAACACGTTTCACCTTTTTCATTTAATCCAAACATTTGTATCATAAATGATGATGTATCATTATATTTTTTTGTTTTCTCATCATCACTTCCAGATTCATCATTTATAGTTTTATCATTATAAATGTTGAAATCGAAGATTCTGAAAATATGTTCCATTTTTGGTGTATTGTTTTATTATATAAATATCCGTTTATCTCATTTACAATATTCATTTTTATTTTATATTACATTCAAATAAAAATATATAAAAATTATTAGAATATTTATATATAATGAGTAAGCAACCTATTATTGCTGTTGCCGTGTTTGATTCCGGAAAAATTAAAGGTGTAGTACATTTTATTGAAGACTTGAAACAAAATAATACCATTATTGAAATAAATATATCTGGATTAAAGAAGAACGCAAACCATGGATTTCATATTCATGAAGCAGGTGATTTAACTGATCAATGTACAAGCATGTGTGCGCATTTTAATCCTTATCATAAAAATCATGGGTGTCCAGGTATGAAAGAGAGACATGTTGGAGATTTAGGAAATTTGAAAACAAACATGAACGGTGATGCTGTTTATAAAATGGTTGATAATATGATAAAATTAAGAGGAAACAAAAGTAACATAATAGGACGTGGTTTAATTATTCATGCTGATCCAGATGATTGTGGACAAGGTGGACAGCCAGATAGTTTGACAACAGGACATTCTGGAAAAAGAATAGCATGTGCTGTTATTGGATATGCGAAGGAAAATTTCGGTAAACTAACAAAATAAAGTATACATATTTTTATGTAATATAAACAGTTCTTTTTTTTTCTGGTCCATTGTCAAAAATTATTTTTACATTCGTATATCCTGAAAATTTACCCCTAGCAACAGTAACACTATAATTGACAAAATTTACACTTGTTACGGAACCATAACCAGAGTCTGTATAATTAGCAACTGCTGAAATCATATTTGTAGCATTTATTGTTTGATTTGGGTTACTTATAATAGTGACTGTTTCTAAAAACATATCAGGAATTGTTAAACTAACATTTCCTGGACATCGTTTTGACGTAAAATTTATAATATCATTTGTGGGCGTTACAAAATCAGATTCGCACATATACCTGTTTGAAATTTGAGAAATTGGACCATACTCTGGATTGGTTGCGTATACTACGTTAATTCCATTATTATCTGTAGTACCTGGTATTGTGCGACGATAATATAGTGTCATTTCAATAGGATTTTTGTTCAATGAAAAATTCATATAAAAAGTTTTTACGTGACCATATGATTGTTTGTCTTCTCCCCAAATAAAAGTATCATCATCAACTAGTTTAGCAAAGGATGTTGGAAGTTCTTGTGTCTCGATAAACGATATTTCAAATTGTCTTAATTCATTTTGAGAATCATACCATGTAGCGTAACCTCCATCATAAACAACACTCACATAGTCAAATTGTTGTTTGAGCAAGATGTCAACTTTTTCCATATCTGGTTCATTTACCTCAATAGTAAAACTACTAAAACCAATTAATTTATAACTACCAAAATTTTCATGTAAATATTCTTCAATATCTTTAGGTAATCCCATTTATATATTTGTTTAATATTTTATATTTTTTGTAAAATTTTATATATTTATACTACACCAAATTACAACATCCGTAAAGAAATTGTGAGGACGCTTTGCGTACTAAATTTCTTTCAGGTCGGTGTAACGTTGTTTCGATTTACGTTTTGTGATATTTCTTTTTTTAGTCCTTCCATATTTACAATACTGTTTTTGAGAGAATCCTTTTGGACGACGACAATTGATGCTTCGTTTATATTTTAAAGACCATTTACCTCCATTTTGAACCACTATTTTATTTGATGGTTTTTTCATTTTTGTTTCAATCCATTCAACAAAAGAATCCACACTCCTATCTTTTAAATTTAATTTGTCATCCTCATAATCTTTTACAGTTTTCCCTTTCTTACTTACATGATGTATAGATGGGAACCCTTTTGGTTGGATCATTTTTATACTGTTTAAATCATTCATGATAGACTGATCTACATCTGCTAAAATAATATTATTATTATTTTTGTATTTATTAGATAGAACATTTCCTATTTTTTTCCATTCGGGTCTAGTAGCATTACATGGCCCACAACCTTCTAAGTAAAACAATACAAAAATATCTTTGCCATGTATTATATGGTTATCAAATTGTGTTTTTTCTTCTTCACTACTTTTTGAATTTAAATGTAAAATAATCATTTGTATATATATTTATAGAAATAATAAAAAATAACTCAAAATATAAATTATATATAAATTTATATAATATATAATATATATGACATTAACGACATTATTATTTATATTGGTATTTTTAATTGGATTGTATTTTTACGCAAAATCTAATGAAAATAAAAATAATGAACCTTTCACAAATAATACAGGAGCGTTAAGATGTCCTAATTTATTAATACAAAAAGGTTCTAGAATTTATTTGTACAATTCCAAAATAGCAAAAGTACCTGGAGTAAATCCAGTCGAATTTGATAATTTAGAAGATTACACAGAATTTTTGGATTGGCAGAGAAGTCAAGGTATAAGGTGTCCAGTTTTATATCTTCAACAAAGTTATGATGCTCAAGGAAATATGACTTATAAAGTAAGACCTAGTATATCGGAACCGCAAGGTGGTTTACCACCAACAATACTAGGACAGAGTGGAGATTTACAAAGCATAGCTAGTTCTACTGGCGATTTAATAACAGAAGAAGAAATGGATAAAAATATATCATTTGGACCAACCCCTACACTTTTAGTAGATGCTACAAGAAACGATCCACCGTATAACATCAATTCTTATCCTGCTTATGATGAAAGTTCTTACTATATTGGTACTACTACACCTTTAGATGAAATAAGTAGTCAACCAAAAAATATGTTGTATAGTCCAAATCCTATGGATGATAATTGGGGAGGTGCTGAATTCACTCAAAATTTAGTGGATAAAGGATATTATAAGGATGATGAGGTACAAATATATGTTCCGTAAATAGAATAATAATAATAATAATAATATAATTTATCATTATTCATGTGTGGAATATTCGCTATTTTAGGAAGATGAATTTCGTGAAAAAAATGCGAATTGTTTTCAAGAAATAAAAGCAAGAGGTGCTTATGTGTTGCTATTATAATTAGTGACAATAAAACATTTGGAGTGTTATTAGCAAATTGTGCTTTACAAATCAAGTGTGATTATCCAAAAAATTTAGCAAAAGTTGTAACTGTTGACTAAGTAAATTACTAACTAGTTGAATCAATGTATTTCATTACGCTATTCAATGCTGATTTAGCGGAATTAAGTTTGACTAATTTTTCTAAAGATTCCATTGGTTTAGAAGTATCGATTGTAAGTGTAGTTTGTAACATCATCGTATTTATTAGGTCGTCTAAATTGAGTACAGTATTTTCATAATCTGTACGATATTTACTAACTAGAAGTATATCTTGATTTTTAATAGTCGCCGATTTAATTCCAGCTGAATAACTTTGAGCTCCTCCAGCGACACCATTACTACTTGAATTATTAGTAGAAATATCACTTGTATTATTATTTTCCAAACCTTCTTTGAAATTCAAATTGTTAAAAATTAAATATGCTAAAAAACAAATTGCTATAATGAAAAGTATATTAATTATTTGTTTATTCATTTATTTATATATATTAATGAATAAATATTTTTCGAAAATTATTTGTTATTTCTTCGTTTTATTGTTTTAGTTCTTTTATTTTTCATACTTTTGTTTTTCTTTATTTTACATTGTTTTTTTAAACTTTTTTTATATTTACGATTCATTATACATCTTTTCTGTTTAATTGTTTTTTTATAAAACCTACCTCCTCGCATTTTTTTGTTTCTTATTGCTATTAAATATTTACCTTCTGGATTGATAAAACCACCGATGCTATTCTTATTAACATCTTTTTTTCCAAAAAGTAAAAGTAACACTATTCTTGTTCCAGACGGTCTGTCGTTTGATAATCCAAGTCTAAGTTCATTTGGAGGTAATATTGTAGTTCCTGGTTTTGTTATATACGAGGGTCCTGATGTATATCCACCATTTTCAAAAATCGTATTAAATTCTTGTATACAATCACCGATTCCTTTTTTAAAAGATGCTGTGACAATTCTTTCCCTTAGTTTATTCGATGTAATGTCTCCAAACTTTGTTGGTATTCTCATATTTTCAGAAGTTATGAAATTTAAATAATCATCCCAGCTTTTGACACTACCATCTGGATTTAATAAAGTATCAATATTTACTGATATTATCTCTTTTAAACATTCAGAAGCTTCCAAAGGAGTTGTCCTACTATTTAAATCTATTGTAATTGGTGGTTCATATGTTTCACTATTGGGAGTTGAACTTAACCTACCTATATTTATTAAGATTTCGCCTCCTATTTTTAAAAAAGCCGAGATTTGTACTTTTTTTGTATTTGGTATAGGTTCTATTCGAACATGATATCTCATAGTTTCATTTGTACGTTGCTGAGGTGTAAATGTAACAACACCATCTCTTATTATTACATCCATTGTGCCAATTTCGACACCATTGTTTTTGATTGAAGAATCATATGCATTACA